GGTGGATTAAAAGGTCAGCCTGTGGTACAGCACTCGAAAGCGTGTAATTTGTACTTAATGCGTTGTGAAGATAAATATTACAAAGAAGACCAAGAAGCCAAGCATGCAAAATCACTTGCACAATACAGTCAAATTACTGAAGTAGGCGGCAGAGAGTACGGCGGAAACAGTAAAGAAGCGGGTAAAGGCAAGGTAAACGAATTTAGTTTTCAAGAGACCCCTGACGCTATAAGCCTTATGGAAGGTTAGTAGCTATTTAACCGACCCTTTCGGGTATATTTGGTTAATAAACAAAACTTTTAACTTTAAACTTAGGAGGCCTAATCATGGCTTTTAATTTAGACCTAAGCCAAGGTAGTAGCGATCATAACGGTAAACTTGAAACTTTTTCTGTTGATGCATCTCATGCGACTATCTTAGCACCGGGCGATGTTGTTGTACTATCTGGTTCAGCGGATGCTGAAGGAATTGCTGGCGCTGATGCTGCCGAGCAAGATGCAGCGATGACTGGTATTATTGCGAGTGTTCAACCACAATTTATTGGTGAGAACTTAACTGAAACTGGTTTGCCTGCTTCAACGGCTGGCAAAGTGCTTTGTCATGTTGATCCAAACTTGAACTTTATTGTTCCTGTTTCTGGTGGTGCTTTGGCTGCTGCTGATGTTGGCTTGAATGCCGATGCAGATGTAACCGCTGCAACTAAATCGGGCGGGTTAACTGTGTCAAACATGGCGATTGACTCAACCACAAAAGCTGTGACAGCTACGCTTCAATTTCGCATTATGGGCTTAGTGCCTAATAAAGCTGGTGAGATTGACGGTTTAACTGCTCGCGTTCGTATCAATAACAGCACAATGCGCGCTGGCGCAGAAGGAGTATAATCATGACTGGTACTATTACAACTGGTAACGTCCCACGCGCGCTCCAAGAAGGTGTTCGCACTTTCTTTGGTGAAGCTTACAAAGAACGCGATCCAATTTGGAACAAAATCTTTGACTCTAAGCAATCACAAAAAGCTTTCGAAGTTGATGTTCAGCTTGAAGGTTTTGGACTTGCATCTAAAAAACCAGAAGGGCAAGAGGTTCAATTTGATTCTCGCCGACAAGGTTTTGCACCTAAATATATTAACGCAACTTACGCAAAGGGTTTTGTCATCACTGAAGAGATGATGGAAGATAACCTTTACAATTTAGCGTTAAGTGATGCGCGTTCTTTAGGTAAATCAATGCGAGTTACTAAAGAGATTGTTCACCACAACATCATAAACAACGGCTTTAATGCTGCTTTTGTTATGCCTGATGGTGATGGTAAGTCTTTGTTTGCTACTGACCATTTAAATGGCCCTAGCAATACAGGCACTTACTCTAACCGTTTAGCTGTTGGCTCTGCATTCTCTGAAGCTGCTCTTGAAGACTTATTGATTCAAGTTGACAAAGCCACAGATGCGCGTGATAAGCCTATCCACTTAATGGCTGAGCGCTTAGTTGGGCCGCCTGAATTGCGCTTTGATTTTGAACGTGTTCTTGAGTCTGTATTACAAAGTGGTAGCGATACCAACAACGTAAACGCAGTTAATAACATGGGTGCTATCCGTGACGGCTACATGACTTCAGTTTACTTAACTAGCCCTACGGCTTGGTTCTTAAAAACTGACTGTGATAACGGCTTAAACTCTTTTGAACGACGCGCATTACAGTTTGGTGAAGATAACAGCTTTACTACTGGCAACGCTCGCTTTAAGGCGTCAGAACGTTATCAGCCGGGCTGGACTGACCCGCGCGGCATTTACGCAGGTAACGAGTAAGATTTTTTAATTTTACTATGATATATTAGCCCTACTAGTTAGGGCTTTTTACTTTAAAGAAGGGGTGATTTATGTCACGCACTAGACAAACAGAGCAGCAAGCTCGCGGTAAACAAATACCTGATAATCAACAGGGCAATAAATACAAAGGCAGTAAGAAGAAATAATCATGGCTAAATATCGGAAACATAACTCAGTTTATCGACCCGGTGATTATAAAGTCAGGTCGGACGAATCTGGCTT